CGTCCTTAAAGTCAGGGTGCTCGACAGCAAATTCAAGAGCCTGAAGTTTGACCTCTTTCTCCTGCAACTTTTTCTCATAGGCAGACATTTTTCTGTCTATCGTACTGAGAGCTTTAGCAACCTTTTTTCCCTCTGGGAACTCTTCTTGCTCAAGTTGTCGGTAATCAAAATCATCTTCTACAGGGGCTTGCGCCTTCTGCTGCTGCTGAAGCTGCATTTCATGCTGCTTCTGTAGCATTTCTAGCTCTTTCCTTGCTTGCCAAGCCTGACGCTCGGCGTCGTCTTTGGCCTTACGAAGCTCCGCAAAGCTCTCTTTGGGAGTCTTCTCATGGGGTTGCACATCCTGGGCAGCCACTTCAGGTTTTTGGCTTGACTCTGTGTTCTCCATGCATTCCTTTGAGACTGGCGAGGTCTCCTATTGCGCCGATAAATGTAGTAGGCAAAACGTCTCTTGCTCTAAACTGGGTATACTCTAAGTTTTAATTAGCAACAATAACAAAATTTAGGTGACAATGTCCACAAGACCCGACGAATTCGCCTATATGATGGCGGCCGAGAAGGTTGTCAATCTTGCTTTCAATATTGAACAGGCGCTGAACTTCTTCGAGGAATATGGGATAACCCCAGATAATGAGGTAAAAAAGGCACTAAATCCCCTCATTTTGAATCTTACGAAATGGCTTCAATTAGGCAATCTTCCCGTCAACGACGTAATCAGATAGCTTCTCTATCTTGTCGTCGCAATAGCCGCGAAGCATCCGCACGTAATCCACATCAAATTCTAGTGGATTGCTCAAGATATACTGTAGAGTCTCTTTTTTAGGGATACACCATTGAAATGTAACCTTCCCACCATCCTCTACCAACCACAAGAAATGGTCATGACCTTGATACGGGCTCGGCCTTGTCCTTCGGCACTGGGGATAGATATGCAAAGTATTGTTCGCATAGGGCTCTTTGTTGACCCAAATATGAATGTAATATCGACCACGGGTGCCCTTCTCATGATTCTTTTGAACGGCGTCTTCAATGATAGACTGGAACCTGTCCATAACCGACTCAACCGTCTCCCCAACCTCTTGCGAGGTGGTTTTGAGAGCAGCCTCGAGCATTAGCTCGCCGTAAGTCTTGTCAGATCCCCTTACCATTACTTAACCATTTTAGCGCCGCCCATATATAGGTCGCGGTTGCTATGTTTAGAGCTCGCCTGCGGCTTAGAAATATAGCCAACCACCTTCTTTCGAAGCTTCGGCAATTGCTTGATCTTTGGGGGTATCATGGTCATTTGCCACCCTGTCTATTATAGCTCTTTTCCATTGGCAATGGAGGCTTCCCACCAGGTGGACGGAAACGCGGTACTGTCAAACTAAGATCCTTAGATTTAGGAATGTGCTTGGGCTTTGCCGCATCTCTACCTTCCGGCATAATCTTGATACGTGACATATTTACCTCTCAAAATGATGGGCAACTGAGTGCCCACCATATTTATTTGTTCATCATCTTTTCGCGTGTATAATGTTTTTTAGCTAGTGCTGAATCATCATGACGGTCAATCTTTTTACGGACCTGCTCGTATGAATTCGACGCACCTGCTGGCGGTTTGGGATCTACATTCTCTTTGATAGGAATATAGTGCGAACCTGAATCACCAGTTGATGATCCGCCCATTGATGTATTCTTATGACTGTGTGCCATTTTTCCCTCCTTTGGGATTTGATTTTTCAACAGCGGTAGACATTGCAAGCTCGTGCTGCCTATCGCTGTCTTGTATATCATGCACGAGTCTAATTATTTTTTCAAAGTTGTCAATGTTCATCGACTGCATCTCTTTGGCAGCCTTAATCTCATCTAATGACGCTCTAGCATGCTCCGCCGACGCTTTGGCATGCGCTGTCACAATCTGATGTTGCTCCAGCCTCAGTTTCCCTTCTCTCTCATGACTCAAACTACGATCAGATTCAGCTTTAGCCCTCAAACTGTCGTTGACTATCTGCTGATTCTCCATCTGCAATTGGAACTGTTGTTGCTGCTGCTGCTCAGCTTGCTGCTGTTGCTTCTGAATAGCTTCGATAAGCTTGTCCTTATCCTGAATTGTAAGATCTTCAAGAAGCTGGTCAGGAGGTATTGGAAGGCCATCTTTCCATAGAGTGTACTTCTGTAGGAAGCTGAGCTGTTTGGTGGTGGCGGTGAGAGGAGCATTGGTGACAACAGCATCGTATTGTTGAAATGACTTGTCCCTAAATTCATTTGTGGGCTCGTCCTCGATCATACGACGAACCTTGCCTAACGTATAGTTCTTCTGAATAAGCGCCCAGTGCAAACGTCCTGCATTCCGTTGAGATAGGTCGAGATTGTCGAACAGCTCCTGGAGCGTGGTAAGCGCCGCGCCTTGACGTAGCTGCTCAGTAATACCCACCTCTGAATCTTCCGCCTGTCCCAAAAGCTCTGGAGTAACCCCAGCGTTGCTTTGTATGTCCTCTTTGAGGAATTGCGTCGCTTGGTAATTGCTTGGGTTGATGTTCGCTCCAGGCTTGTCCATAAGCGATTGTAGACGGCCTTTCTTGAAGAACCTAACCTTGCCAGGCCCAACCTTAAATGCGTCTCCATCATCAATTAATGCGTCCTCTTCTACGTCTACTCCACTAAACTGCGCCGCCAATAAATCCAATTCCAGTTGTTTCCTATACGAGTACAGATATTGTGGGTCACGAATATTACGAACCATCCCTTGATAACGGAAAGCGTAGTTATTGTTGGCTAAGTCATGATACCCAACAAAGGGAGTGAACGGATACATATCAATGGAGAGGGGATTAGGACCATCATACATGCACACATTGTTGACGATGATAGCCAGATGCACCGTCGGCACCTTCTCCTTAACAACAACTATTTGCGGATACCTGTAACGCAACGCTTCCATTTCGTCTTTGTCAAAATCCACTTCCGTTGATTCGTAAGTCTCAGGATCCACAATAAACGTGGCGTTCCTCTCCGCCCTATACCAGTATTCGTCATAGGCTAAAAACCCCTTTCTACGAATGTTGTATTGCTGAGGCATAAAGGTAAATTTTGTATCGAAATACGCCTGATCGTTCAGCATGTCTATCTCTGATTCACGACCTGGTAGCAGTTGCTTTACCTGTGCTTTGTGAAGATATTTACGAGTGCGGATGAACTGACAATCCGAAAGATCCATCTCCCTCCAGAACGCATCCATGATAAGCATGTCCGCGCTAATGCACTCAGTCCTAAGATTACCACAGATAGGATCAGAGCGATAATCAATCCAAGAGTGCATAAGAGATAAACCAGTAACCCCAGCAGCTTCTTTAAAGCATGAACTAATAGTGTTATAGGTGTCGTCATTGTAGTATGCGGATTGTACTGCTTTAGTGGCTTGTGAGGCCGTTTTTGAGCTTGAGCCTTGAACCGGCAGAATCTGTGTCGCCTTCCTGTGTTGTCTTTGACGACCACACACCATATTGACAACAGGCATTGTGTTATTGAATATATACTTCTGATATTCGTAGTTGGAGCCAGAGTATTGATTGAGATAGCGCTGGTCGCCAAGGTATACTTTTCTGTCTATCAACTGCTCGTAAAAGAACACCTGCCAAGCAGAGATGTTCATCATGTACCGCTCGTCGGCCTCGGCAACAATGTCGCGTTTCCCATCTTGGTAATACCCTTGATACACATTAGGTACAACCTGACTTCTTTCTAACGCGCCGCTGCCTGTAGCCATATTCTTATCTCATAAAATTGTTTGGGGGACGGGGCGCTTGCGGTGGCTTTCCAGATGCTCTAGCTTTTAGCTGTGATAGTTTTTCAGGTGTCATAGAGTTAGAGGCCGTCCCAAAATGTTCTATTCCCCCACATGCGTAACGCATTGCATCAGCGCCATGTGACCACTGGTCGTGCATTGGAGTATCATGATATACTTTTAATATATCGTTGTATTTTTTCCTATAAAAGTCGAGACATTTAATCCCTCTCTTACACCCTTCAGAATCAAATGAACAGAATGGAAGCATCGACCTCACTCGGTTGATACCTTCCTCGATCTTCTTTTCCTTGGGTACAATGTCAACGTTTAGTCCTAGCTGCCTAGCTGCTTCCAGCCTATTGCCTGCTATGAATTCGTCATTGTCCATGTCGTGCGGAAAGAAATGACGTGCCCACATAATGTTATTCTTCTGCTTCCAATCGTCGAGGTATTTGACATAGAATTGGAGCATCTCCCCATGGTTTTCATAGTAGTGCACGAAGTTGAATTTGCCGTTGTTGAGACATTGGAAAATCCAGATAGCAGTGCTGTCGCCTATACCTATATCCCACGCCGTGTAGCAAGGAAGTGCTGAATTGATAGACAGATTCGTAAGCCTATCCTCTTCACGTGCCTTTTGAATTTGTTTACCATAGTAGCTGCCTTCTGCTCCTCGGGTGAATGAACAGTAATATTCCTGTTGTATGAAGTCCTCGGGAACACCTTCACGTCTTAGGTTTTCGATATGTTCTTTTGTTACTGTCTTGGTGTCATCGATGGTGAGGAAGCTGGTGAAATATTCTTTCGGGTTGCTCTTGGCATAGTTGTAGAGGCTGTAGAAATGATTTTGTCCATTAGGTGTAGAGAGAAATACTGCTGTCCCATTGTTCTGTGTGATACGAGGCTCTAGCGTATACCAGCTCTCAGGGTCCATGAATGCGTATTCACTGAGTATGACGAAGCGTGGGTTCATGCCGCGCGCTCGCTGTGCATTTTTACCATCTAGTCCTAGCACAGAATAGACAGAGCCATTGACTAGCTTTATCATCATGTCTGAGCTGTTTTTTGAGGCTATCAATTCTTTTGGGAAATGTTCGAGATACCCCATCGCCTCGCCTTGACCTGTGTCATGGATACTATCCCAGATAGCGCGTTTACCTTGTGAATAGTTTGGGAAGCAGTGGAGATAGACGCCAGGATGACGAGTCATTTGGTCAATGAGGGCATTCAAGAACATTAGATCTTTGCCGCACCCTCGGTGCCAGCAGCAAACTAGACGTTTAGCTCCGTTCTTGATCGCTGTCCATGCTTGATCCTGATACGGTCGACATTGGAATTTGTGGGGCATGCGTATTCTCTGTACTGAGTCCGCTTCCATATTCGATGATGACCCGTTG